TGTTTTAGGTGCTTCTAATGGTTTAATTAAATTCTGTTTATTCTTATATTCTTTATAATGATTTAATACACTACAAATAAAAAGAGTAGATAAATCTCCATAAGGTTTATTATTGCTTTGCTCTTTGTCTATCATAAACTTTCCTGAACAATGTTTAATAAAAGCATTATCAAAATCTTCAACTAAATAACTAGAATACTCTCCTAATAAAGTTTGTTTAATAATAATCATATTCATACTATCACATTTAACTCTATATCTAAGTGCAATAGCCTCTATTTTTGTTTCCAATACTGGATCATTCAATTCCTTTAGTCGCATCTTGTGGAGTTTTAGTTAATTCAGCTAAGATAGCATCGTGTTTTTCTTTTCCCATTACTTGTTCTGAAAATGATAAATCTTGTTTTTTAGAGTCGTATTTTTCCCATATTAAACCCTGCCATCCATTCTCTATTGAAGCATTTATAACAAAGGTTAATTCCTCTAAAGATTTTTCATTAAATTTTTTAGTTAATCCTTGTAATGTGCTTTGAACTTTAATAGGCTTTTTAATTTCTTTTCTATAAGCTAACCATTTTAAAAAAAGAGTTTTTTTATTTATATCATTAACACTATCAATAACATTTACATTATCACTAACACTTACATTAACACTATCAGCTTTTTTGGGTTTTGAAATAAAGACTTGGGTTTTTTGGGTTTCTTTGGGTTTCTTTGGTCTACCTCCTTTAGAGCCGTTAACACGCTGTTTATAAACGTATTTCTCATATTTTTTTAAATCTCTTTTTAAAGATTGTTTAATTTGTATGAATAATAAATTAGTTAGTTTATCTGATTCAGGGTTTTCATCCCTTACATAATCAAATAAATGTTTTACTAATTTACCAGCTTCTTCATTAGTTAAATCATCAAATATTTCCCCCCAGTCACAATAAGCTACAAATGATTTTTTGTTTTCTGCCATAATACTGTTTTTTACTATACGTTAAATAATTGAAGTGGCAGCAGGAACGTATAAAACCTCGTTGAACAAGTTAATTAGACTTGACTACCACCACAAATATAACAATTTATTCTATTCCTACTATTTTATTTTCTTCTATTATAATTCTTCTACTAATTTCTTCTTTCATTAGCTCTATTTTTTCCTGGAGCTTCCTATTATAGCTTAAAACATTTTTAACCGTCTTTATACTATGTAAGACTGTTGTTCTATGTCTATTAGTTAAACTAGCTATTTTTTTATCTGTAAAATCTGTAAATTCAGAAAATAAATAATGAATTAATTGTCTTGCTTCCCTATAAGACTTTATCCTACTTTTATCCATTATAAATTCTTTATTTACTCCATCAAACATTTCTACTACATTAAATATAATATCTGATATATATTCGTTACCTCTTTTAAAACCTACTGTTAATGGGTTTATAGTTCCAACATAAGAATAAGGTGTCATATTAATTTTCATATCTTTTAGTTTTCATTATTTGTTTATATAATTCTGTATTCTTTAATTCATCCCAAGCTCCTAATCCTATATCATCTTCTGATATATAATTACTTGCATCATCTGAAAATCCTATATTAGATTTGTTAAATCTCTCCGTTACCTCTGCATTAATTAAACATATAGAAGTATTAAACATTTCAGCTATTTCTACTAGTGTCATATGGTTTAATAAATTAATCAAATTAACATCTTTTAAATCTTCTCTTAATTTGCTTCTTTTTCTTCCTGATCCTTTTGGGTTAGTTACTTTCATTTATATTAAAATTTATTAGATCATACTTCAAATTCACTTAATCTATAAGTTGCATAATTAACTCTATCACCATATCTATTAGTTGTTACTGTTGGTAAAGTGTCTATATTATGTCCTTGTTTTCTTAATCTAAATATCTTATCACTTAATCTAGTAACTCCATATTCATTAAATGCTTCAAAAGTTGTTATCTTTTCAAAGTCTTTTAAATGCCTTAATACGGCTTCCATTTGGTTTTTTGGTTTCATAGTTTTATTTTTTAGTTTTTATAAATACTCTTTAAATCGTTCAATTTCATTATCTATTCTATGTTTGTTTTGAAGATACTCCTCACTAGTTGGAATATTACATCCATTCTGAGCAGCGTAATTTCTAATCCAATCAATAAAATCTGTCAACTCTTTACTATTCTGTTTACTAGTTTCTACTAAATACTTCTTACCATTCTTTTCATAAGTCATAAATGGACAAGCTCTTTTAAGGTCTGTTTTAGCTTCGTTTAATGTGCTTCCAAACTCTATAGCATATAAAGTAATAACCACGTGTAAATAAGAGTTCTGTTTAATGCTCCTAGACTCTCTAGTAGCTTTTAATTCTACTACTTTCTTCTTAGATTTTAGATAGTCTGCTCTAACATCAAAACTCTTTTCATCTAATGGATTATTGAAGTCGTATTTCATTCTTCTAATAGTTTAACATTATTATCTATTTCTATTAAAAACAGTTTAATCCTATTTTGCAGTCTTTTTATCATATCCTCATCTCTTTCCACTCTATAGATGTGTATTTGCTTATTATAAGGCATTTCAGGACAATAAGATATAAAATCACACCAATCTCTATTTCCTAGCCATATATGACCGTGTATTTGCCATTTATAAGCAGAATCAATACCCCCTTTTTTTATTCTTTTCCATTGAGTATTAGGTATTACTGACTTAACTTCTATACAACCATTCTCTCCAACATTTCCATCAGGGCTATCTCCAATGGTTTTTGATTTATTATGATTAAACCCACCATTAGTAACATCATAAAAAGTTTCTATCTCATAACGATTAACTGCAACAGGCTCAAATTCGTGTCCCCTATCCATATAACTATTATTATAAGAGCTACTTTCATCTCTTTCTTTAGTAACTATTTCTAAAGCGACCTTTTGAGCATATTCTAAAGCAGGTTTTCCAAAAGCCTTATCTTCATTTGCCATTATTTTAGCGAAATTTGAAGATGTTACCTTTCCTAATCTTAGGTTAAACCATTCCTCTGTATTTTGCTCTACATCTATCCACATAGTAATTCAAAATTATTTTGTGTTATTATATAGTTTTTATTTAAAGATTCAAAAGTTGCATTTCCTTCTTTTACTGCTTTCTTTGCAGCTTCCCAACTTTTATGATTTTCATCTAAAACAGGCTTTTCTTTAACTGGCTGAATAGGTCTAACTCTAACTCCACCAACAATCTCTCCTTTCATTTTAACACTTTCATCAATATAAACCTCTATAAAAATGTCTTTCCAATTTTCAGCAAATGGAGTACCACCTGCAAATTTCTTAACTATTTTAGAGTTTGTTGCGTTTAATACAAGAGGCTTAATATCTTCTTTAAAATAAGCTATATTATAATTTCCCTTTCTTCCTGCAACAACAACTCCTTCTTCTTGTTTTACTTCTTTTATTGTGAAGTTTAATATTTTACCTTCCTCAATAAATTCTTCTAAATCTGCAACCCCTAAATGATCGCTTTTAAATACTTTTCTGTAATGTGTTAAATTTTCTTTCATCTTTTTAGTTTTTTACATTCTATTAAAGTCGCTCTGTTCATCTTTGCGACAATTTATACATTGTTTTGATATTTCACAAGCGTATTCTTTAGCCTCCTCAATATCATCATCTAATACAATTTGATTCATTAATTCTTCAATGTCTGACTCTTGACAATCAGGACAATATTCATATCCGTTTAATGTCTCTTGTATTGATATTTTATCTATTAAAGTTTTCATTATGATCTAAGTTTTCTTTCTGATACATAACCTCTAATAAAGGCTCTTAATAATTCAGAAGGGTTTATAGAATATTTTTGTAAATCATCTTTTAATTGCATAGGTAGTTTAAAAGACATTATATCATTATTTTTCCTAGCTTCTAATGCTTTTTGAGTTTGTTCCTCATTAATACCTTTTCCTATTTGTTCTGCTAACTCATTACCATTAGCATCAGATTTTTTAAATTTGTTTTTTTCTTGTTTACTCATATTGTTTATTTTAATTATAAAGTAAAAGTAATACAAAAAGTAATACTATTTGCATAAAACATTAATTATTTTTATAATAAATATCTAACTACTTGATTTTGAGATTATTTAATTTAGATAACCAATCTTAATATTTTATAATAAGTGTTTATTTACTCAATAGTATAGCGGTCAAAATACCACCACCAAACGCAATAGGGACACCAAAAAGGTTAATTTCTTGCTTAGTTTTAATTTTAAGTATGTTTTATCGAGTTCTTTACTAATCTTAGTGTTTCTATTAGTAAATAGTAATATCTGCTCTTTATTGTTGCTTAAAACACTTTTAAAGTTAATTATCTGTAATTCCTGATTAATTATTATAGAATCTAATAAATTTACCCTTTTAAGGTCTTGCATTATTAACTTAGCCTCTTCTTTACTAAAACATAAACTATCTCCTTGTGAAGTAGTCTGTGAACATACTATCAAGCTGCTCAGTAGTAGAATTATGAATAATACTGTCATTTTTAATAATCTCATCTTCAAAGGATTTTAATTGTATTTCTAAATTTTTATTTACATCTAATAAATCTTGGTTTTTCTGGTTTAAATCGTGTATAGCAACTCTAAAAGCGTGTTCTTCTTCACTCATTCCTTCAGGAGTTTTAAATAAACCTTGTATTATTATAATTGCTATACCAATTAAAACTATTTTACTAAAATATTTTTCAATCATCAGTAAAGAAATTAGATAAAAACTTACCTACAGCCCCTAATAAAACAGCAGTTAAAGCAACCCATTTCATATCTTCAACTATTGCGTAAGTTGTTATTGTTGTGCTTACTGCTAATAAAGCGTCTCCTAGCTTTCTCCATTTTTTAGGTAGTAGGAGTATAGTATTTTCCTTTTAATTCTTCAGTCATAATTATACATTAAATAAATAAACTTTTGTATTTTTTGCCTCCCATATCATATCAAGATGTACCCAAGATATTAATTTTCCCTTCATCTTATGCTCTAATCTTATTTTATAAGGTAATTCTTTCTCTATACCTTTTAACCATTTTCTAACTGATTCAGCACTCATACCTTTTACATCAAAATCAACAGCTTTTCCTAGTACGTGTCCACTTAGATATAGTTTTCCTCTCTTAAAATACTTCATAAAGATATATCCTAAGTTTGATCTTAATCCTCTTTGCTTGAAACTACCTCCAGTATGCCAATTATTAATGGTAATAGGTTTATCTATTAACATTCTTATTATAAGCATTGTGTGTAAAAGACGGGGGTCAATGAATTTCCAGGCAGATTGTCCGTATTTATTGTAGACTTTTGGGCTAACAAACTCTTGTATTTTAAAATACTTTTTAATGTCTTTGTATATTTTTTCATCTGTCATAATTATTCCGATTTATCCTTATAAAAATCTACCCATCTTTTTTCTTCATCAACTTTAAACTGATAGTAGTCTTTTATCATATCAACCTTATCCGTATTTATATCATTAAACTTGTGCCATAAATCATCTAGCTCACTATCCTGCTGCTTAATTACGGGGTGCAAAGTTTTAACTTCTGCCGACAAATTAATAAATCCATAGAAAACATAAGCAACTAAAGATCCTAATATTGTAACAACTATTCCTATTGCTATCGGTATTGCTTTTTCTATAGTCATTATTATTCTATTTCAATTCCTAACTCCTCTAATCTATCTAAGTATTCTTGCTCAATAGTAAAAGTCTCTAGTTCTGCTTGACCTGATTCAAATACATCCCCAACCTCAACTATTCCATAGTGATTTGCTGGTTTAGCAATGTAATAAGTTTTTACTGTATGATTTTTTATTTCTACCATTATACTCCTCCTCCATCTGTTATTGACCATAGGTCAGTTGATATTAATGTTGCTCTAGCCGTGTCTGCTGCACTTCCATTAGAGTAAGTTATCCCATCAGCACCGAAAATAACATTATTATTATGTGATTGTCCTTCCCATCCAACTAAAAGACTATTGTAATTAGCCGTAGATAGTCCTGAATTTCTAAGCATACTTCCTGCACTTGTTAATGAGCCTATGTTTAATGATCCTAAATCTTGATCTAATGCAGAACATCCATCAAAAGTAAATGTCATAGATGTTATATGTCCTACTGACCATAATGATATAGGTTGATTAAGAGATGTACAAAACTCAAAAAGCCTTGCAACACTTGATACATTAGATACATCAAAGTTTTCTATTGGTTGATTAAATGATGAGTTATGTCCAAAAGCTCCAACTACACTAGAACAATTAGACAAGTCCATACCCTCTATTGGTTGATTGAACGATGTATTACCACTAAATCCAAAAGCTATTGTACTTACATTTTCAAAAGGCCAGTCTTCTATTGTTCCGTTAAAAGAGTCGCATTGCCTAAAACCACTACTCATACTACATCCAGGCTGTATATTAGGAGTGTCAGAATAGTTAGCAACCATATTAGAACAGCCTCTAAATGCTAAAAAGAATGTTTCCCAAGCTACTGTTCCCCATTGGTCTATAGACATAAACTTTTGTCTATCCCCTGAGTAAGCAAATCTTATAGCAGGAAAAGTTCCTTCTACTTGTACTTGATAAGTACCTCCTATTGAATAAACGTGAGTTAGTTCTGCTTGATTCCAAGTAGTAATAACGTCCTCAGTATCATCTCCCCATTTAACAGTAAAATTATATGTTTCTGCTGAGTTTAAAGGTAATACAAATGTATCTGATGCACTTCCTGCTTGAGTAGTATCTACCGTAAAAACAAATGAAGATGTAGGAATAGACACCCCTCTATTATATTGCATATGCATATTAGNGGAAGCCCCAAAAACATCTTTTACACCACCATCATTAGGATATCTATTTTCTCCAAATCCTGCCATATTTAAGTTAAATCATTTTTAAAAGCGGTTTTTAAATCATTAGTCATAAAACTAAGATTTGAGTCATTTATTAAAGGAACTAAAACACTTGTATCATTATCGAATGCAATTTGTGAAACAATTAAACTATTATTTAGAAGATCATTTCTTAACTCTTCTATATGTCCTTTTGCTTGAGCATCTGTTTTCCCTTTTGATATTAAGGAGGCTTTTAATTTCTCCATAGCTTCGTGTACTTTTTTCATTGTATATATTTTAATCGTTAACCCTTATTTCTATTCGTTGAGTAGAAAAAAGGCCGTCCTTACTTATGTTTGACACTTCAACTCCTGGAGCTGCTGATTGTATTTCATAACTTAGTATTTGAACAAAATTTGGAGAACCTACATATCCTTGCGATAGAACAGTTCTTAAACCTCCTGTAGCTACTCTATAATCATTTTTAATAAACGTACCTACAAAATCAAATGCCCCTGCTAATGTTCCGTTATAAGCACCTGTATAGGCATAGCTCCAAACAATATCACCTCCTAATGTGTTTTCAATAACATTTGCTACAGGAGCATTAGTCCCTGTTTGAGATAATTCAGCTATATAAACTTTATATCCTACTGATTTATTTGCTAAATCTTCTAATGTTTGACCAACTCTAGTAGCCGTGTTTGCACCATTTCTAGTTTCTTCTTTTATTACTTTAGCATTTGCTACTATTTCTGCTTTTGTTGCCATAATTAATTAAATGTGTTATCAAATGTATTATCAAATATTCCTTTAGGACAAGTTAAATCATTACATCTCTCTATTCCTTTTATTATAATGTTTAAAGATAGTGAAAATAAAACGCTTTCTGGAGAATATTTTAACCCCTCATCCTCTTTTAATCCCTCTTTATCGTAATTTATTCCTGTAACAGTTATTCTATTAGTGTCTACTAAATCTAATCTTCTAGGTACTAGTTTTTTAAACTCTTTAGCTAAGTATAGATTAATGTCCTCACAATTATCATCTTCTATGGCTGCTTGTTGCCCCCAAAATACTGTTTTAATAGTATATGTTTCAGTAGTCATACTATCTCTACCAAATCCACCCTCTACATCTTCATCATTCTCAAAAGACTCTATTCTATGATATATAACAAGCCCTTTAGAATCTTCTAATATAGTACTATAGTTGCCCCTCCCTTGATATATGGCTGGTTGCTTTATTTCGTTACCCTCAGAATCTTCTTTCGTGATTATATTACAAACCTCATAAGTTGTTATATCTTTAAAATAATGAGTTTTAAACCCACTATTAACCAACTCTAATATTTCGTTTATTTTTATCATTATTTTTTTACAATCTCTTTAATAAAAAACTCTTGTCTATCTTCTACATTTGTTATTCTTAATTCGTTTTGCTTTATTAAAATTAGATTTTCTTTTATTAAAGCGTGATTATCTTTTTGAGAGTTTCCTAAATCATTCATAGTTTTTGCCAACTCTTCAGCAGTTTTATAAAATTCACTTTTTGCCTTTTGATTTGCTTTTTTATTTTCTGCTAATTCTTTGTCTTGAATACGGTTATCTTTTTCATTTACTATTTGTCTAATGGTTCCTTCTTGTATTTTACCCCCGTGTTCTTTTTGTGTTTTATTAACATAAGTAAACCAAAATAAAAAAAACGTCATTAGAACAGACCCTAAAACACCAAGAACAATATCTACTAAAAATTTGCTTTCCTCCATTTTAAAATAAGTTTTTACAATTAAAAGTTAATAAATTATATTTCCTGTTCTTTATTTCTTCAAACCTATCAAAAAACAAACTTGTATCAATATTAGTTGTTTTTATTATATCGGTTTTATTTATAACTGTGTCACAAAGTATAGGAGTTTTATTCCCTCTTTTAAATCTTATTGTTTTATCATTATAAGTATATCTAACAGAACATTTAGGGCTTAAAGATGTTGCAGCACCTAAAAGTGTTAATGCTTCATCAGGTTTACTATAAATAGCCTGTATTTTGTTTCTTTGGTAATTATCACTCTTTAATCTTTCCCACTTATATCTATTCCTAAATATTAAAACGTAAACAATAAGCGTAATTGCTACAAAAATAAAATAGTTTAAAATTTCAAAACTACCTCTATTAAAAACAATCATTTGTAAATAATCAAAAAAACTATATGAAAATATAATTATACAAGCAGCCGAAAAAAACAGGTTCAAAATTGTTTTTTGTGACTTTTTAAAAATATATATTGATACTCCAAACATTAAAAAATTATCCATTAAAAAATATAATTCATTACTATCAAAATACTGAGGTAAATATCTCATTAGTAAAAGGTATATTAAAAAATATACTATCAATCTTTTTTCGGTCTTTCTTTTGGCTGACCATTTACCCATTCTCCTTTATTTTCTGTTTCAGTTCCTTCAAAAGAAACTTCTAACTTTTCAACTAAAGTTTTTATTTCTGTAAGGATTTGTTCTTGTTCTTCATTCATAATTATTGATTTAAATAGTTTGTTAAGTCGTTTACAATAGAATCATGTATTTCTTGTGTATATCCATTGTCAATATCTGTTTGATTTATAGTGTTTATTTCATTATTAAGAATAAATAAAGCACAATCAATATTACCATCTTCAATTACCGCTATCAATAAGGATAGTTTTTGATATAAATAGTAAATATTAGAATCACTCAAAGTTCCATCCCTATACTTTTCTCCAAAGTTTTCAACTTTAAATAATGAAATATAATCTTTACCCCAATTACTCCTTTTGTTGTTTAGTTTTAAATACAACTCAGATAATTCCGTTTGGTCTGTTATTTCGCTAAAGCCTACAGGTTGAGTTTCACTATAAACCACAGATGGTATTGGCTCGTTATCTTCTTTATAAAATTTCTTCTCCATTTCTAATAATATGAATATGTTGTCCAACGATTAACATCGTGGTTATATATAAATTGTGCAGATGCCCCTTTAGCCAAATCAAAATCACTCGTATCTGCTAACAACATTCTGTTTGATGCTGAACTAGCAGAATCATTGTCTTTTAAACTTTAACTTTTTATTAGTTCCCGAATTTATTATGGTTACAATCCTATTAACTCCTGCTGATGGAGCAATCATACCTGTAAAATCTCTGTCGTGAGCATCAGGATCAATAAAATGAACATTTGACGTTCCTAAATCATAGTTATCAATTTCAACTGCTCCTCCTCCTGTTTCTGTATATCTTGTTATTTGACTGTCAGGCATTTGAGTTATTCCTGTTGCGTGAGCATAATTACCTATCTCTATACTCGTAACATTACCACCTTCATCAACAACAGGCACACCGCCTAAAATATCAATAGCATCCGTAAGAGTTCCAATAGTAACACCATCTTTTTTCACAACAATATTTGAACCTGTTCCTGTATCTCCTTTTTCTCCTTTTGTGCCTTGTAATTTAACACCCCAAAAATTAGACTCATCTCCTATTAATGTCCCGTCAAAAGTTACAGGATTTGATGACTCTAAACCTATTTGAATCTCTACATACTGGCTACTTGTTAATTTTAGCGGTCTGAAAGTAAATTGTAAAGACCAGTAATCTGAAGCAGAACCACTATTCCTAATATAACCAGAATCAACGGCAATGTCTTGAACCACTCCATCTATTCTTAACTTTGGTAGTGGTTGTATTCTTTGGTCGGAATTATTAAATATCCTTAAAGCACCTCCAAATTGATATGTACTATTATCAGATACAGTTATCCTACTATTATTAGTGGAATTACTATGAGTAAACCCCGTATCTTTTTCGCTTTCCACGTCCCAAGAAATAATTAATGGACTTGCTTCTGTAAATGTGCTACTGTTATCCGTGCTTGTTAAAGCTATAATTGGTAAGGGCTGTGAGGTTCCGCTTGCTGCTACTTCTTCCCATCCTAAATCCTTTCTTGCGTACTGTTTACCATCGTTAGGGGCTTCTGGAAATGATACCTTTGCTGTATTTGCAGTTATTGCAGATAAATCAGCACTTGTAGCAAACTTATTTGTACCTTCTGGAATATCATCAGTATTTTCAAAACTTGATTGTTTAAAAGTACCATTAACATAAATAACGGCTTGATTTAAAGTAGTGTTAACAATTAAGCTACGCTCATCAGGAGATGTAATAGCGTTTATTTCTGTTTGCGTTAGCCCTTGTATGATGTCTTGTATTTCCATTATATTAATATTCTAAATAAACCGTCTGCAACATTTCCATTTCTTGATACTTCTACTGTATTAACTCCTGTTCTTTCTACTCTCCATCCAACAGTTCTACCATCTGAAAGCCTAAATACTTCGGGTTTTAAATCTAAAGTATTCAAGTTATGAGTAACTGTAAATGTTGTTCTACCTCCTGCAAAAACTCTAGTAACTGAACTTTCAGCACTATCTAAATCTATATTAAACGAAGGGGGTAAACTTGATGCTGTAATATACCCTGAATCATTTATAAGTTCGCTAACATTATCTCCACTTTGTAAAGCACTAGCAATTAAACCCCTTTCTGTAGTTGTTAAAAATAAATTAACTGCACCCTCTGTAATGTTATCAGAATTATCAGAAGTTTTATCGAAAGCATTTGTTACTTCAGATGCATTATAATCTCCTGATACAGGAACTACGGCTCCCGTTCTTCCGTTAAAAGATGTTACAATAGATCCAGGAACGCTAGTTATCTCTTCCCATAATCCAGTATCTTCATCTACTAATAGGAATCCAGTATCAGTAACCGTATTAATCCATAAAGAGCCGTTACTAAAACCCTTAGATTTATCATCACTAGTTGTTGGGTCAGTAGTAGCGTAAAAAGCTCCCTTAGGTATGCCTAAATTCCATAAAAAACTACTCATTTGAAAAAGTTTCTATCGAGGAAATCCCCAATTATATTATTAATTTCTCTTGCCTCGTTGCTCGTTAAAGCAAATATATTTTTATTATACTTTTCACCCTCTAATTCATTTACTAATTGAGTATTAGTTTTTCCATCTGCTCTACTTACATTAGCAAATCCTAATACATAATCTTTTTTACCTTTAGGCTTTACCAAGTAACTATTTTTTAATTTTCCTGTATCTGTTAAATTAACATCATTACCAGTAAACCTACCTTTAGACTTCTTTATACTTACTGTAACGGGGCTATAAGTTCCTATTTTTGATCCATCAGAAGCAATACCATCATCAAATATTCTAACAAGGGTTAAAGTATGTAAATCAGATGCAACCGCCCTTCCTATTTGACTAGAAATAGTGTTTAATCCGTTTAATATGTCTTTACTTGCGCTTTCTAAGGTTGCCACGTCCTTTTAATTTAATAGTTGTTTTCTTTGCAGTCATTTTTTTACTAGCAGTTGACCGTTTCCTGCTACAAGCTCTACACCCCATAATTATGGTCTTAAATATTTATAGTTTCTTTCTTTTCTACACGTAAAACAAACATTATCATTATTAACTTCAAGGTTATCCATTACAGAATCCATTATCTCATCATACTTATCTATATAATCTTCGTGAATCTGTTTCTTTTGTAAATCACTCATATCTAAAGTGTACTTATTTAACCTGTTACTTAATCTTCTTTCAAGCATTATATTAGCCCCTAGTTTCCACCATAAAGCATATTTAAACACTTCTTTAGAAGTACATATAAATTCACTTATATCACATTTAAGATTATAATTAGCTACTATTCCATAGCTATTACCATCATAAGTAAGATTATCTTTTATAACACTTGACAAAGTGCTTATTTTAGCTCCTCTTGTTATTGCTATCGGACTATCATCTACTGAAGTAGTATTTACTGAATCTCCAACATCGTTAGAGTTATAACATATAAATATCTTAGTATCTTGACCATAGGTAATATAGCTTTTCCCTACCTCTATAGTGTTTATTCCTTCTAATCCTTCAAAAGCTATTGTATCTAACAACTTACCGTTCATTAGATTGTAAATATAAATATTGTCATTTTACCGCAGTAGGTAAATACAGTTGAACGCTATTAACAATAATAGATAAAAACCTTGAGTTTCTTGCATCTACCTCTATAGTCGTCCCTTTAAATTCGTTTGTTGAAGTTTGATGTTACATAAGGATCTGCATAATAACCAGTATTTGAATTATCAGCTAATAAAGTAGTCTTAAAATACTTCTGAGCCTTAATTAATACATCACTTTCTAATTCATTCAATGCTCTTGAATAGACTTCGTTAAATACTCCTATATAATTCTCTTGCTCCTCTTGAGCAATATTAGCTAACATTTTTAAGCTAATTCCTGGAAGAGTATTAACAAATAATCCACTTTCTGAAGCTACAGAAGTACATCCTTTATCTAATCCTATATAATTGTCTAAACAATATGATAATGCCATTGTAATGAAGTTTTAATAAGAGGGAGAAAGAATCTCCCTCTATATAATTTACTACTATGTAGTAGCTGCCGTATAACGTAATGTACCGTTAGTACCGAATAATGGATCATCAGCTTGAAATGCTTCTCCAGGTTGGAAAAATATATCATAGTTGATATTCATAATTACTACCCAGTCATCAGAACAATCATCTTGTAAAACTTTAATATCATAAGTGATACCAGTTTTAGAATCTGTTATTGTTCCTCTAGCTACTGAAGTTCCGCTAGATGTAGCGTTCTCTCCTGTGTAGTCATTAAAAGTTACGAATTGAACTGATTGAGGCTCTAATACGATAAATTGATTTGCACCAATTATACCATCAACCATTGTATCAGCAAATGGAGCATAACCTAAAGAGTTAGATAAATCTAACATATTTATTCCACCATCATTACAACACGCTTGTTCTAGTGTTTTCCAATATTTGTAGATGTTTCCTCCACCTACCCAGACTAGGAGTTCCAACCATCTCATTCTCCATATCATACTCAAATAATAGAGTTTGTAAAGCTGCTGCATTAGGCGCTCCTGTTGCTGCTGGAAATACATCTACTGAAGTAGTTGCTGAAGAACCACTAGCAATATTAATACCGAAGTTAGTTAACTGTTCAGTTAATAAAGCTCCATTAATACGTCTAGCTAAAGCATCATAAGCAAGTTCAATACTTTCGTTAATAAACTCACTTTTACCTTCACATACTGCATTAAATTCAGTTTGGTTTAAAGCAAACTTATATTCAGCATATTTAGATACTTCAAATAATTCAGAGTTAAAATCAGGGAAATCCGTACTAGTACAAGTTCCTGATAATGATTCTTCAACTTGGTCAACGATTACACGTTGTCTCCATCTGATTTCTACAATTCTTTTTTTAGTACCTTGTTGCGTTGGTATCTGTCTTTGACCTGACATATTTAAAGGAGATGCTATTGCTTCTAAGTAGCCTAATTTAGACCTCTTCTTAGCAGCAGAAAACATTCCACCCTTAATTTCGTTCAAGTTTATGAGTTCATTAAGACATTTTCCTGCCGTAAAGACTCCATCACTATTATATCCCATTTTTTCTAGGTTTTAATATTTATAATTTATCCTAGAACTTTAGGCTTCTAAAACCTCTTTATTTTTTACCGTAATCAGCATGTCCTACTATATATCTACCATCTCCATCTCCTCCTGATGCTGTATCAACTACAACTTGTTTTACTGGAGTTGGATTAGCTGGATTAGGTTGGTCATTCTTTTTAATATACGGTGTTGAGAACTCTGTTATAATATCAGATAAAGAAACATTTTTACCGTCCTTTATTTTTTCTGATTCAGGGTTTTCTCTGTCAAATACTTTAAAAGAGCCATCATCTTGCATTTTAACTAGATAATCACTATCCTCTATTCTTCTATTTATTAAATACTTAACATCTTTAGGGTCTAATGTGCTATCAAATGACTTACCACTTAACAACTCGTTAACTCTTGATTGAGTAAATTTAGCTTTCCAATTAGAATTATTATCTGCAATAGCTTGAGCTTTATTAGATTCAAAATTCTCTTTTTCTTTCAATAATCCCTCAATTTGTAAAGCAGTCTCTTCTTTGTACTTTTTATGAGCTTTATTTGCCTCATCATTATCAACTGGCTTTACATGGATTTTAAGTTCTTTGACCTTGTCAAAAACTAAATCGACCAATTTTAAAGAGTCTGGCTCTTGCTTTTTAAGTTCATTAAAGACTTCTTCACTTCCTCCCATAGCGATAAAACCATTCTTAATCTTTAGATCACTAGAAGATAAATATTTACCCTTAAAGTGTCCCATTAATTCAGGATTGTTTTTAGCCGCAACAAATGTTAAATACTTGTTATGAAATTCAGTATTAAAGTTTTCAGGTAATTCCACGTTTGGAATGTCCTCAATGTTAAATTCTCCAAGTTCAATATTTTCTGAGATTTCCTGGAACATCTCACGTAAGTTTTTATTAGCCATAATAAAAATTGTTTCCTAGAATCTGCCAGGACAGTTTAGGCTTAATTGCCTCATATAAAAATAGCCGAACAAATTAATGTCCAGCATCTTTTAATTTTTTAACCATTTTTTCTTCGCTCTTTGTGTTGGGGTGATATTTTATACCATTCTCATCAGCGTATTCTTTCAACTCTTCCAAAGACATTAATTCAAAATCAGTAGATCCTTCTACGTTTACATCTTCTGTTTCTGTTGTTAACTCTTCTATAACAATTTCATCCTCAACAGTATCCTCTACTATCTCAGTTTTAATACTATCAATCTTGTCTTTTGGAATCCAATTTTGCATTTTACCTAAAGCCTTTTGCTTCTCGTAAATATGCACGTATATATCACTCTCGAATAATTTACCTTCCGTACTTCTACTAGTATCAACTAGTTTAATTGTTGGTCTCATTTTTTTTTAATGTTTCCTAGATCATCTAGGTCTGTTTAGGATTAATTTCCTCGTTTATTATTACAAATATACTAACTTTTATTTTAAAAACTGTTTTTCTCTTTCTGTAGGTTTCCAGTTTCCATTAGATACATTTCTTTGTAAGTCTTTTTTAGGTACAAATCTAGGGGATATAGGGCTAAAGAAGTGTCTACAATTATAACCTCCTCTATTGATAAATATATTACTAGAATTAGTTCCTTTTATCCTACCGTTTAACATATTCCCCGTTAGAGCTGACCCCGTTAAAGGGTCTATTCCAACTCCTAATTCCTCTACCTCTTTTTTATGAAAATAATCTCTAACAAACTTATCACAAAAAGGTCTAGTCCCTGCTATTATAGTTCCTGTGTATTGATAAAACTCTATCCCTAAGTCTTGTGTGATTGTTTGATTATAAGTAGCATTGAATTGAGTTAAACTATCATTAGATACTTGTGTTACATATCTTTGTAAAGCTCCTACTCCTTCTTTTTCTCCAGTAATAAATACTTTTAATTCATCTAGGACATCATCTATATTACTTCCATTAGCTATATTAGAATTAAGCTGACTTAAAATCTGATCTATAAAGTTAACGTCTACCCCACTCTCTAATAAGTTTAATGTAGCTCCTTGTTTAGAAAACTCTAAAATTTCATCATATATGGATTTAGCTTCAAACTTTGGCATTATAATTCTCTAATATATTCATCTGATAGAGTCTTAACCGTGTTAAATGATGCTATATACTTGCCTACTTTAGCTTGATAAGCATCACTTAATAAGATGTTTCTTATAGTTAATTTAGACCTTTGCATAGCCTTTAGATTCTTTACAGTCTTTTTAATATTACCGTCTTTATCTAAGTCTAATTCTTTGATTAAGAATCTGCTTAATGATTTAAAGATGTCTTGCTCTATATCTTCTACTCTAAAATTATCTACCTCATCATCCATTACGGACAATCTTTTATTCAGTAGGTTTCGGGTTTTCTTCGGTAGTGCCATTTGATAAATCTATTGGTAAAACTAATTGTTTTTTCGCTAGTTCAACAAGTTTCTTCATCTTAGATTCCCTACTCTCTTCTAAAAATCCTTCATTCTTTTCCATAGCATCTAATATAAATCCTCTAATGTTTGAACTTATTATAAATTGCTCTCTTGTTGCTCCTCCAGTTAGTACTATATTAGCCTTTTCTTCTTCTGTTTTACCAGATAATGGATCAAGTTCTATAATGTTTTTCATAAACATTTGTTTAGCCATATCATTAGGGAACTTTTTAGCTATTAAATCTAGTTCAAATTGAGTAGTATTTATTCCTGCCTCATTTAATGTCTTAATTTCATCTACTAGTAAAGACTCATTTAGAGCATTAAATGTAGTAGGCTTATTAATAATAGGAAGTACAACATCATTTATTACTGAAAACCTCCACATAGCAATATATTTAAAGGCATTTTTAAGTATGTTATCAAACATATTATCAGCTACCTTATTTAAGAATGAACTTAGTTCTGTTCTATCTATATCTTTAGCCTTTCCTGATTGATTCTCTCCAACCTTATCTATAATATCCATATTAATAGAAGAAAATCCTTTAGATATAAGTAAATCTATCTTTTTCTCTTGTAATTCTACTATGTCAATAGGCTTCTCAATATATGCAACTCCAGGAAACTCCATTCCACCATTAGCACCCTCAAAAGCATCCTTTCTAACGGTTGTAACTCCCATTGGGCTTCTACCATTCACAAAACCACTACCAGCACATCTCTTGCACGTAACAAATACCTCTTCACCATTACTTATCCTTGTATTTTTCTCTCTCATCTCTCCATAAACACCATCTATGTTTTGACATCCTGCATCACACTCAACTTCTACCTCAACTCTTTCTAAATAATTATGATTTACATATTGAGCATCTAAATCACTCTCCATTCTTACCGCCTTATTCCAAAAAGGTAAAATACCACTTACATAGGAGTCAAAAGCAAAAGGAACTGTTTCCTCTCTATAATCTCCACCTAAGAAATAAGCTGGAGGCTCTCCAAAATTATGAGTAAATTCTACTTCAATACTAACAACTCCAGGATTAGATGGGTTTGTTTGCATTATTCTTAATATCTCTGTATCTGTAACAACCTCCCATATTTTTAAAGGAACATCTTTTACTATATTCTTTTCATCTAATAAAATTGTATAATAATTGTGTCCATAATCTAGTAATTGGTCACTCCTATATATAAATGTAAAAGGCTTTAAATATGATGTTTCATTATCAGGTATAATTAAAGGCTTAACAACTACTAAGCTATTAGCATCTATTAAATCTGATTTAAGAGCTACATTAAAAGCCCAAGATGTAAGACTCCCGAAGTGAGGATAGTCTTCTGTAGTATATTGTTTTAGTGTTTCTTTTTCAGGTACGTTTTTTTGATCTTCAAAACTTATTGAGTAATTAGATGATTGTTGTATTTTAGATAATACATTTATAATCCTTTTACCTTCACTTTCTGTAGTTGGCTCATATATCTCTTGTCTATATTGATATATTGCTTGAGGCTCATTAGGTCTATAGGTGTTTAGTAAGTCTAAGGGCATATCCCCCTTTAGGTGGACTCCCATTTGCCTTGCTTGGTCTACGTTGTCTTCGTAATTAGGATGAAATATAGAGTCGTTTACTAGTCCTTTAATATAGCTACTTAAAACTACATCATCATTAAAATTTAGCTTATTTACTGTAGGCATAATCTGAGTTTATTTTTCTCAAATTTTAAGCATTTGACAACTTCACAATATACAAATATACTAATTTAATTGTTATAAACACTAGAAGTATAATTTTCTGACCAAGTATTCTCATCAGCTTCTAAAAATATAACATCTCCTTTATAAGTTATGGTAGCATTTATCACTCCATTACCAGTATTTGTAAATGTAGAATTATTATGCAAAATAACCTCATAGTAAAACTTATTTGTTATATTATCTATAAAGGTATAAGGAAAACTATTTAAGGTATAAGTATTCGTTTTTGTTAATTGGAAACTTCCATTTATTTCCTCATATATATCTAATTCAAATGAATGAGAGGTTGTTACATTACCATCTACTACTTGAGTTAATGTATTGCTTACTACTGGAGTTGCTTGAGTAGGTTGTGGAGTCTCTTCTTTACCACATCCAAAAGACATTATTACTAATGCTATTAAAACTATCTTTTTCATAATTATTTATATTGAGTTAATATTTTATTACATTGTTCTACTGTTAACCATTTTTCTATAGCGTGAACTCCTAAACTACCTAATCCATATACTGCCTCAGTACTAAATTTTTGACAAACTTCTCTAGGTGCTAGATTTCCATATTTTTCTTGAGCCATAAAATTACAGAATAAAACGTCTTCATTTCTTTTACTAAAACTAGCTATTGCACAAATTTTTCTCATTATTTCTGGACTTCTTAAACTTAATCCTCCATTTCCTCCGTGTTCTTGAAATGTCCAAGCTGCTCCAACATAATCATAATCTAAGAACTCTTCTATACCCTCTCTAAGCAACTTACTATCTACTTGAAATATTAATACTTTCTCATAAGGCATATTGTCCCAAAATTCATAAGACTTAAATAGGTTATTATAGTCGTTTATACTGAAATGAGGATCTAATAATATAAAATCTGTATCTCTACCAAAGTCTACATCTTTTAATAAATGTATGTTTTGTCTTGAACAATATATAGTTAATCCCCAATTATCAGGTAAATACTTTAAATGATGATCTATTATTAGCCTATCTAAATTAGCGAAAGGTCTAGTCTCTACTATACAAGCTCCGTATTTCATACCCTATCTAAATTAAAATAAGGATGCTCTTTTAAATAGGATGGCATCTTGTCCTTATCATATTCTATTGCATTCCATAAGTCGTGAGCTACTGGGTGTAAATCCTTCATTCTATCGCTATAATAGAAGTCTTTAAGCCAATTAGCTCTTAATTCGTTTTTATGCCCGTGTATAAGATATTTATAGTCCATTGTTGCTCTACCTTGACAACATCCAAAATGCCATATCTTAATATTTAATGTGCTTTGTTCTTTATGTTGGTTATTTAGATTAATAACTCTAACTGGTTGAAAACCGTCCTTACATTGTGTTTTAAAGTTTCTCCAAAGGTTTATATATCCATTTATCCCATAATTTCTATGAATACCCTTATAAGCTATATCAAGAGCCTTTTTTAAATCATTAGTGTCCATTATTTCATCAGAATCTACAGTTACTAATAAATCATAGCCATCAGCAAACTTAAATATCTCATCTCTTTGTTTTCCCTCATTATGATAGCCTTTATTGTGCCAAACTAATTTATCTCCACATACATCTTCAGCTATTGCTCTTAGTTCTTCTTCTGAGTCGGGACATTTAGCCTCTGTATTAGATCCGTGAGATGGTGTTGGACTATATAATACTACAAATTTATCTACTACGTCTATTACAGACATTAAAGACTCTCTTAAATATTCTTTCCCATAATGTAAAGGAGTATATCCTATAACTTTCATTTTGCTAATTTAATTATATTTTTAATCATACTATCATAAGTGAATGATTTCAACATCAAATCATTTCCTTTTTTAGCTATTTCTTGCCTCTCATCATCATTTTCTAAATAGTGGTCTATGTTAGTCTTTAGTTCATCGAAGTTATCCCATACCGCTAAATCAACTCCAGGAGAAAAGTCTTGTTTTAATCCCTCGTAATTTCTAGTTAAACACATAACCCCCGTTCCCATAATCCTTAAAATCCTATCACTATTATATCTCTCATAGTTATAATGGCTTAAATTAATAGCTATTTTAGATGCTCTATAAACTGCTGCTTCATCGGGCTGACTACCATTCAAATTACCAAAGCTAAAANTCCATCCATTACCATAAAAAAGCAAATCTATCCTTATAATTCTCTCTTAAAAACTCTACCATTTCTCTCCTATAAGTACTTTCAGGGAAAAAGCCATCCCCATAATTATTACCCATAAAAACTATCTCTTTAGTTGGTGTTTTCTTTCCTTCGGGCTTATATATGTTCTCATCATAACCTATCTCTAAGTAATCGGCTTTTAATCCATCTTTTCTAAACTGTCTTACATCAGTCATATTAGAAAAACAAGTTAAATCTATATGTTTTCCTATATCATAATACCATTTTGGGATAGGGTGTCTTACATCTCCCGTCCAATTAATGACAAATGCCCCTGTTTCTTTTAAAAACTTAACACAGTCCTCAGTTATAATATCAGGAGTTTGTATTTGTATAAATATTAAATCAGGTTTAAATTCATTAGCTAACTCACAAGCCCTAGTATTGAAATTAGGTGTATTTGTAGCTAATTGTTTATATTGAGATACATTTCTTCTAAAAGCTCCAGTAAAGCCTTCTGATGTAGTCATTAATCCTAAATATAATGCTTTCATTGTGGTAATTTTGTTGGAAATATTAATTTATATGGTGGTTTAATTAAGTCATTAGGATTCCCGTGAGGAGCATAATTTCTAATGTTAGTTAAATGATAGTGAAAAACTCTTATACTCCTACTAGGGTTAATTACATCATAATATTTAGCTAATAAATAAGCTATTCTATTATCACATCCTTTCTTTCCTAGTGGAAAATCCGCTTCAGGTATATTCTTAAACCTACCTTTAACCATCCAAACATCTTGACTATCTCTATTAGCCCAATGTTTAGAGTTATTTTTATTCATATTATCATCTAAATAGTCCCATCTTGATAAAGCCAAACAATAGTTCCTCCAATTCCATCCTTTTAACCTCTTAACTGTATCATTTTCAATTACTATATCAGTATTAGCTACTATATTAATATCATCAGGGTAATTAAAAGAAGCATTAAAATAGTAGTTATAAGTAGGTCTATCTTCTTTGATTATTACAAAAACTCTCCTATTATCATTTACTAAGTCCTTTAAGTATTCTCTATCCTTATCAGATATAACTATTATAAATCTATCCATATAATGATTCTCTAAGTTTTTAAGCAAACAAGAGTCTATTTCATTCTGTCTATCAAGGTTTTTATCCCTATAGAAGTTTATATATAGATTAGCTTTCATTTATGTAGTAAACAAGGTAAATTATGTTGGTTAATATATTCGTTTAACATTACTTGGTTTCTATCAAATTTCTCTCTATTACTTCCAGCCATTTTATTAACTACTGGATGATTCTGATGTAATATCTCACTCTCATTGATCCATTTAATCTCTAAGCCGTTATTATAAGCCATATAAGTCATTAGATTATCCATAGCGCTAAACCCATCCATTTCTTCAGGATAAGGATTATTAATAAACCATTCTTTAGTAGCATATTGACAAGCCCCATTAGCTAAAGTCCCCCATATATTAAATCCACACTTTGGAAACTTCCAAGCCTCTATTTTAGACTCATTTAAGTTCATATTAGGAAGCATCCTTACTTGTTTATGCATCATTACCTTTTCTCCTCTATGCCTATTACAAGCCTCTAAGAAATCATCCTTAAATAAGTAATCCCCATCACTACACATTATATATTTAGAGTTAGATTGACTTACTCCATAATTAAGTAGTTTAGGCTTATTAAAACAGTCTAAAGGGTAATGAATATGTTTAACTTTAAAACCTTCTAATAAAGCCTCTAACATATCATACTGAATCTTATCAGAACTATTAACTATAATAATGTCCTCAATATAATCTAATTGAGATTGTAAAGATATAACGCTATTACGTACTCTTTTAAGTCCTCTTTTTAAGATTTGATGTATAGGTATTATGATACTTACTTTTTCCACCCTATACTACTTCTCCTTTAGTTTCTCTAGGCATTTCTTCATCACTAAATAATAACTTATTAGGTAATGGCTTGTCCTCTGCTGATGCTTGTATAAACGAATGATAGTGTTTTACCAATCCGTATTTCTCCATATACATATTTACATAGTATATAGCTTGACCAAATTCATCTAGCTTTTCGTGTAAAACTTCTATTTGAGCGTTCTTAGTTATCTTTTTAGTTCTGCTACTCATAATTTATTTGTTTTTGTGAAATATTTTCTTCATTGAATCAAATCTCCAGTTTTTACTAAACTGTCTACAAGTATTCTCATAGAAAGCCTTTAATTTACCCGTATGATACCCCCCTGCCATACCTAAAATAAAGTATTTTCTTTGCATTTCATCTATTGGCATCTTTCTATTTTCCCAATCAAAGAATATAGGCTTATTATGAGGTG